TGCCGTTGATTATGATCATCTTGCCCGTGCCGTTCAGGTAGAGGCAGCACCTAATACTCGCGATGAGTTCTGTGTTGCTGTCTCGATTTTGAATCGTGTTCGTTCTCCATATTTTCCTAATACGGTAGCGGATGTTGTTTATGCACCTGGACAGTATGAAGGATTTCTCTTTTGGAATCCTGCAGCAAAAAAAGATGTTGTACGGCGTCTCCAAAAAACGGAGAACTTGCTTGCAGCATATTCAGTAATTGGTGATCGGACTGATTTCAAAGGTCAATCACAACTTCCTTACCGAATTGTGTCTGAGGATCCAATGTGTGATCCAAAGGGAAACTTCTACCATTATCATTGGCAAGGGTGACCCTTTTCTGACTCGTTAGCTCAGCTGGATAGAGCAACTGCCTTCTAAGCAGTCGGTCGTAGGTTCAAATCCTACACGAGTCGTTGGAAACTATGTTTCCATATATTCCTCAGTAGCTCAGCGGCAGAGCCATCGACTGTTAATCGATTGGTCGTAGGTTCAAATCCTACCTGGGGAGTATGCCTCCGTAGCTCAGTGGTAGAGCAGGGCTTTTGTAAAGCTCAGGTCGCAAGTTCAAATCTTGTCAGAGGCTTGACAATCTAAAGTGATTGTTATATTATAGTCTCATCCGTGTGAAGGATGTGTCTGGGAGATCTTCTCCCACCACCTGCGGGTGTAGTTCAGTGGTAGAACGTCAGCCTTCCAAGCTGAATGTCGTCGGTTCGAGTCCGATCACCCGCTTTCGGATAACCGAAACATCCGAAAATTTACTAAGTATAAATACTTTACCTTTTGTCATATTATTACAAAAGGTTTACATACAGGGAAATGTCGATTCCCTTCTCATCTGCGGGTAACCACTCCGCAAGTTAAATAACGAGGTAAAACTAATGTTCAAAACGACTATCGCTGCAGCAGCTGCCGCTGTTGCTTTCGCTCCTGCTGCTGCCCTAGCCGGTCCCTACGTCAACGTAGAAGCAAATGCATCTTGGGCGGGAGACGATTACACCGGAGCAACCACAGATATCCATGTAGGATACGAAGGTACAGTTGGTGCAGCAGGATACTACGTCCAGGCAGGACCTGCGATCGTGGCTGCTGATGGTGCTGAAAACTCCAGCCGTATCTCTGGTAAAGCAGGTATTGGCGTCCCCGTCACCGATGCACTCAGCGCATACGGTGAGCTCTCCTTCATCACTGCAGAAGATGAGTTCCTTGATGATCTCGGCGTAGGTGGTAAACTCGGTGTGAAGTACAACTTCTGAGTTTACAACTAAACATCTAGATGTTATACTGGGGTGCGACGGCACCCCTTTTTTTATGCGGTATCTTTTTCACCCTGTCACTATCATAAATCTAATGATCTGTGGATCTCTTGGGGTGATTGAATTTGTTCATACCAAAGCACATCATACTTTAGAGCAAGATGTTCACGGGCACGTTCACAGAGCACTACAAAAAAATCCAGAGTTGGCACGAGAAACTTGTTGGGAATTAGACTAATGAAAAAACAATATAAAGAAACTGCAGAATGTAAGAATCTCTATGATATGATTCTTGAGTTACACGAACGTATTAATTCTCTTGAAGAACAAAATTCAACAATGATACGTCTTCTTGGGCATCTAGATAGTAAGTTGGGGAACCTTTCTAATGAAGATTAACCTTTGGTACTCAAAGAGTATGGAACAGTGGCGCTGGACTCTCTCGGAAGAGTTTAAAAATGGCGTCACAAAACTGGAACAACACTCTGGTCAGAGAATCTATCTGCGTGATGCAATGGAAGATGTTGCCAAAACCGTAGAGTATATGTTAGAATGTAAGGACAAGGGTGAATAGCTCAGCGGTAGAGCATCTCGTTTACACCGAGGCGGTCGGGGGTTCGATCCCCTCTTCACCCATAAATAAAAAGAAAAAACAATGACTCACTTTGAATGGAGTATTGATTATCTTAAAAAGTTTTCATCTTTAGGTGAACATAGTGATATTGTTTACGAAGTTGGATGGACTTGTACTGGCATTAACACTTCTGGTATCATGACAAACAGATCTGGTCAAGGTGGGGCAATAGGACTTTCTACAGAAAATCTGGAGAATCCAGTCGCTTATGGAAGTTTAACTGAAGAAATTGTGCAAGGTTGGTTGAGTTCAACAAAACCCAAAGTTGAATCTATAGTTGAAGGTGATATTAATGGTGGTGATGCCACTGCTATCCAAGTGATGCCTTGGGATTGATAAATAATTGTGGAAAGACTTCTGTGACAGAAGGAACACATTATAAAAATGGACAATATAAAAGTCAGGTGCCGATCCTGTGGTAAGGAGTTAATTGGGCACCCAAGTAAGAGCGTTTCTTGTGGTTGCTCAAATATGACAACGATTCGGGGAGATAAGATATCTGCTGTTGACTTAAGTCAAGTCGTTATGTTAAACTCTTATACAAGTAAGAAAGAAAATGTTCTTTCTTCTGAGGATGTTCAATGGCAAGAACAGCGAAGAAAACGTAAAGTTCGTAAGTTAGACTTTGAAATCCGCTAGGAAAGGTGGTCGAGTGGTTTATGGCACTGGTCTTGAAAACCAGCGATGTGCAAGCATCCGTGGGTTCAAATCCCACCCTTTCCGTTAGGAAATCCACACATTGTTGTGAAGTTGTAATTCGTTACTAGAATAGCTAGTGTGTATTTCAAACTAAAAAACAATGGACAAAACATCCTTTGAGAATTGGGTGAGAGTCAAGGAAGCGTTAGAAGAATCAGGAAATACGGACAATTTCTATTATAGGAGAGCTTGTGCTATAGTTTCGGGAGGACCCGATCCAATGGAAAATCTACCTAATGTCTCACAGGATGGATGAAATAAAACCAGCACATCATGTCACTCGCGAAGAGTGTCAAGAAATGATTGATGATGCTATAAGAAAGCACAATCGTAATGCTGGAATTATCAGTATGTTTGTTGGTTTCTTTATTCTTGGACTCTTTAGTGAGGGTCTATTAAGACTTATTGGGGTTATTCCGCCAGTAGTGCCATGGCTTCATCCACATTTATAGATTGGTTGGGAGTTGTTATGTTATTCCTTTTTGGAGTAACGATGCTCATTCAGGGTCATTTTATATTTCATGGTAAACATGGATATAAACATACTGAACGTGAAAAACAAAAGATGTCCAAAACTCGCAAGCAAATAGAAGATCTTCTAAAGACTAAATGAACGCTGACGAAAAAAGAGAGTTCTATAAAGGACTACGAGAGCGCATCAAACAACTTAGAATGGAACATTTATTTGAAGAACCTTGTCCTTTGTATGAGGATATAGATGAGAAAAATTAACACGTTTACATTAAACATCACAGTTGCTATCTTAGACTTCCTATATCAAGGTCGTCACTTTCAGAGATTTTGGGTGCTTGAAGAGATAGCAAGAGCACCATACTTTGCTTTTTTAAGTGTGCTTCACTTGCGTGAATCATTAGGTTTGCGTGGGCAGTGGCACATTTATTTGATGAAACAGCACTTTGAGCAATCGGTCAATGAAACAGAACATCTGGAAATCATGGAATCTAGGGGCGGTAATGCTTATTGGATTGATCGCTTTCTTGCCAGACACCTCGTACTTGTCTATTATTGGATCAACGTGGTTTATTATTGGTTATCTCCTCGCGCTGCTTACCATCTCTCCTACGAAATAGAAGTTCACGCTATGGAAACATATGGTAAGTATCTGGCGGAGGTTGATGAAACCGACATAGATATATGCAGTGTGATGAATGACGAATTGCATCACGCACAAGAATTGTATGAAGCGATGAGGATTATTGATCCCGATCGTTTAACTGTAAGAGAAAAAGATCGCAAACCATTTCCACCAGATGTAAGTGATTTAGATTCAGTAACATTAGTATCATCGGTAGAACAAAAATGAAAGTTGGATTAATTGGTTTAGGTCGCATGGGCGAGGGTATGTCTCGTCGTATGTTGAAAGCAGGCATCGAAGTTTGGGGTTACAGGAGGAACTATGAAAAGGCTCAAGAAGCGTTTGAAAAGGGTTATGTCAGTGGAGTTACCACTAATCTGGAAAACCTTGTTCAAGTAGTTCACAATCAAGATGGTCTGGTTGGTAAATCGCCAGGTGTCTTTCAATTAGTCATTCCAGCAGAATTAGTAGAGGAAACATTAGATGAGTTACTACCATTTTGTATGGAAGGTGATATTATTATTGATCATGGCAATAGCAATTTTAAAGACTCTCGCAGGAGAGCAGACAGGCTTGCTAAGTTGGGCATATCGTATCTTGACTGTGGTACTAGTGGTG